TTACGTAGTTTAGCACATTCATAAACTCATCAATTGTACCACATTCAACAAACTTTTCATCACCTTGATCTCCAAGAAGAAGAAAGGAACGAGAGCAGATGTCAATTACAATACCTTGGACGCATTCGGTGTTGTTCATGGTGTGTGTGGTGCTTCCCTTGATTACCTTAATATTATAGGGCATCTGAGCAGGGGTGTCAAGTGTGCCAGTTAGAGATCTGTACTAATTAAAAAAATCTTGATCTATCGTAATTAAAATTTGTCGAAACTTCTTGTTCAGATAATACTTTACCATAAACTCTAACTAATCCTATTTCTCCTCTAAAATCTTGAAGAATATGATTTTCCATAGATCCTACTATAAGTTCAGAAACAGTAGAAGTTAAAGGAGGAAGTGTACTTTGAGAATCTAAAGATCCATTAATATAAATTTTTGCCTCTCCTCCTTGATTTCTAGAACATAAAACATGATACCAAATATTTGTATTAAAAGTTGATTGTGAATCAAAATCTATACCAAAAATACCATTTCTATTTCCAAAATTCAATCTAACATTATCTGGTTTATATAACTGAATACCATATCCGTAAATGTCATTTGTTCCAACTAAATTTGCACCATCAGTTGTTCTATCAACACCAAGATTAGTATCATCATAAAGTTTAAACCAAATTTCTAAAGTATAAGAAGAAGAATCTCCAATAGATATTTCACTTCCAATATAATTATCCTCAGATTTTATATTTTGATTTGAGTATTCTGGATATTCTTGATATTGATTGAAAACAAATGATAATTCATTGTTATAAAATGGATTGGTAGGAGTTTTTAATATTTTTGACCCATCACCAATGTTTTGTACAGAATTTATTTCTTTAACACCATATTGATTATAAACAGAATAATCTACTGAATACTCTTTAGATGCATCAATCCAGAAAAGTAAAGATTCTAAAATTATTTCATCAGAGTAATTAGATACATTTGAAATGTTTGCTGCTAATGTATTTTTTCTACTTTCGATTGGTGCAGAAGATTGATTAGAACCCCATCTTCTAACTTCTTCACCATTTTTATCCTCTTTTAATTTATTAATTCTTACAAGATTTTGATCTCTTAATGCTCTCAATTCAGAAATTTCTTGTGCAAGTTGAGTAATACTACTTGAAAATGAAACACAAGTGTTCTGAAAACCATCTGGTGCAAGTGGTGGGGGAATATGAGCATTCGGATCTGAAGGTATGTACTTATATACTTCTGTTAATATTTCACCAGAATTATTTTCGGAATAATTTTTATATCCTTTGCCAAAGTTTGAAGGAGAAATGTTTTCATCCGAATCTGGGTCAAAAGGATTTTCTGAGTTATAATTATCTATATTAGGATATCTTTTTACGATTGCTCTATCTTTAAAAACAGTTGAACCAATACCAACAGAAACACCACCAATATCATCTGCTCCTGGTGTTAATCCTAAACCAATAGGAGAAGGAGGACTATAAGTACAACCCAATGATATGGCATTCTCCATATATTCCAAAATTAATTGCTTTTTTTCATTTATTTGTTGATTATAATCATAAAATTCACTATCAAAAGGTATAACTAAATTTTCATAGTTACTAATTACACTATTTCTTTCTTGTATTTTTTTATTTGTAATTTCATTGGGTGTAGAATGTGGTTTATTTTCAACAAAATCTATTTTTCCCCATGTTCCATCACCATTTTCAACAATTTTAGATTTTTTTACAGTTTCTGGTAATGGATATTTACTGGTATCCTTACCATAATTGTTTTCAATAAAATTTAATTCATTATAATAGTAGAACTGAATCTGATTTGCTGAATTTTGATTTTGATTTGCCATTTTATATTAATTTTTACACTATTTAAAAATTAGTACTAGAATCTATAAGGTAGGGGGATTCAGAGAATCCACATCATTATTATTAGGATCTGTAAACTTAATTAATCCAAGTTTCTCTTTATAATTACAACCTCTAATCTGTCCAATAATTATCTCATTAAATTCCTCCACATTTACTCTACCATCTTCAGTGTGAGGTATATTGATACTCTTCTTAAAAATGTATCCTTGTTCATTAAAAAATGTTACTTGGGCAGTATTATCAGATTGGTCAAAATCAGATATGTTGTGAGTAGTAATCATGGATATTTTTTAAAAAACCTTTTTGGTAACTTATTTATATATTCTCGTTTTTTTTCATGATTATTGATTCTCTAATGCGATTTTATTTAAAATATTTGTTCTAATTAATTCTAGTGTTCAAATCATCAATAGTTTTTTGCATATTCTCTATAGTTTCTTGCTGCTCCTGAATGGCCTTTGTAAGAACTGCAATTATTGCACCAAATTTTAATGACTGAATTGTATCGGGATCGTCCTTTTCACCATTAACAGCACTTGGAATCACTTCAGCCAATTCATGTGCAATAAATCCTTCATGTATTTCATCAGTAGATTTATAGATACCATAATCTTTAAATTGATATTTTATTGGTCTTAATTTTTTCACACGGTCGATTGCAGATTCAGTTATAGTTTCCACATTACGTTTTATCCTGTAATCGGAAGACTGTTGAATAGGACCAATATTACTATTGTCAATCCACAAATTTGCAGTATTATTATTGGCCCAATGGATATTAAAAATATTATTAAATCCACTAGCATTCGTGCCTGCTCTGCTCGCATAACCTAGGGCATGACTAAATCTTTGGTAAATATCACCTACATTAGTTCTTAATGCAACTGTATTTCCAACAACTGCAAAGTTTGGTAGAAGACCATGAAGTCTATCAGCATCAAGACCACTACCAGCACCATCATTACCTGCGTGCCAAACTACACTGCCTCTTGCATAAACAGTTCCAGTTGAGTATTGATTTAAATAAAGGTTTCCATTAGCACCACTATCTAGATGTAAATTTGCATTTGAATTCCTAATTCTAGAAATACCATTAGTATTTGCTGAAGTCCATCCCCCAATATAAAGATAGTTTCCAGTATAAGAACTATTTTGGAATGAAAGACCATGTGTATTATTTGGTCCCCAAGAAAGTGTTCCACTCCAAGAGTCTGCTGCATTAGACCTTAAGAAACCACCACTATTAATCCCATCAAGTAAATCAGCATCAAGACCAGACCCAGAACCATCATTACCTGCGTGCCAAATTTTATATTTGGCAGCACCCTTACTCCAACCACCTACAAATAGATCGTTTGTTTCTCGGTCTAATCCAAAGTAAGTAGCATGTCTTCCAGCAATATGGAAGGTCATTGCCGCATCGGAATTAGTGACATTAGAATTCTGATAAACTTGTAATGGGAACAAACCCCCTGTCGAATTTGCTGCATTTCTACCATCTACACATCTAAATGTAAGTACTCTTCCAGCTGTCTGTCCATTATATTGATCAGAGGCATCAGATCTTAATAAGGTTCCATAGTCAGATGCACCAGCAATTGTGCCACCAATGAAGTTACCAGAACCATCAATACCCTTAGTTGTACCATCAACAAAGAAACCAGCATCAGCACGAATGTAACGTGGTGTGTAAATGTTCTTATTGGTTACCTGGTTGATTCTTAACCACGTAGTATCTTGAGTTCCAATTTCACCCATCCGTGTTCCAGTTCCATTCCAGAACTGAATGTGATCAGCAACATTGTTATCCGTCTTCTTCATGATAATTCTTGCAGATCCAGAAGAGGTCAGATCTCCAGAGAATATATCATCAGTATTAGATCTTAAGAAGTTTGAACCTTGAACACCATCAAGAGTATCAGCATCTAAACCTGACCCAGAACCATCATTACCTGCGTGCCAGACTTTACTTGAGGTATTAATATAAGCTTCTGTGCCTTCCGTTACAAGAACTCCTGTCGGAGACAGCGACATCCTTAAAGTTGGACGCAAGGAACTCCCATTAGATTTTGACGAGTCACTGTAAAAATAGATATTTCCATCTGGAGATAAATCAATTTCAGAAGCGCCAGTATTTCCACCAGCATTTAGCGAAGTCCACTGATTGCTACTATTTCTATATCCATTGGAGACAATTGTTGTATAAAAAGCTCCGCTGGTATAAAAAGCTCCGAGGCCACTAATACCATAATACTGAGAAGTCCAACTATTACTTGGCTTATAGGAATTCATACCGCCATCAAAGGAGACAAATTGAGTCGCGGTATCAGCAGCATCAGATCTTAAGAATTGAGAACTATCAAGATTATCAAGAGTGTCTGCATTACCAACATTTACTCCAGACAATTCAGTCCATTGAGGAGCATTTGTAGTATTATTATATGTAAGAACCCTGTTATTAGCATTTGGTTCTGATAAAAATGCTGTTGTATCTGCTGCTGATTGATAAGGAAGACTTCCTGCTGCTCCTCCTGAAAGATTTCCCACACTACCATTACTTAAAACAGATTCTCTCTTATAATCCCTTATGTAGAGAGCATTGTTTCCAAGTCCACCCCAGTTTAAAACAACAACAGATGCCCATACAGCACTAGAGTTTGGTACATGATCAAATGTTATAGTTTGCCAATTAATATTTCCGCTTTGGTTTTCGTAAGAGAATGTAGTATTAGTTCCTATAACACGTTTTACCCCATTTCGTGTGTCTTCTTCTACTACAGGATTGGTTGCACTATTTGATACATGCGTTTTTCCATTAGAAAGTTCCGAATCATATTCATAAACCCTAATATAAACACCACCAGTAGTGGTAACACTTGCACGAATCTGAACACTGATTCTAAATATTTCACCAGGATTAGTATTGCAACGATATGCGGGAAATGCCATTCCAATATTATCATCTATATCAGATTGCAATTGAATTGCTGATTCAACAGTATTCCAATAAATTGTATCGTAATCAGAATTACTATATGTCGGAACTGCATCATATGGATTTCCTAAGTAAGCACCAGCAGAAAAATCTCCTGTTACCAAAGCACCATCTGAAGTAGTTTCAAATTTCTTTACATTATCATAATATAATTCTACACTAGAATTTCTTTTGAACATCGCAAACTTTTCATCACTCAATGTTCCGAATTCCAATCCATAGTTATTATCAGAACCATTAAACTGGATATATCCCATCTCCGTGGAATCAACAACCTTTTGAATTCTCGTAAAAGCAGTAGTCCAAGTATTTCCACTAGTATCTCTTTCTTCAATTACTTTTAAATATGAATTATTGGTATTATCACCAATTAAATTTAAAAGTTGTACCGTGTCTCCGACATTACTACCTAAACTAAAAGTACTATCACCAATGGTAAGACCCTGATTTATACTAAAAGTAAATCCACTATCAATATATAAAGATTGAGATCCAGTGCCAGAAGCAAATGTGGGATAAAATACAGTTCCAGTTGGAGAACTCGTGTTTGCTATTGAAACTTTATTAGCATTATCTGATGTGGGAACATTTACATTTCCACCATTAATACTATCTACATAGATAGTGCCCCATCTATTACTAGGACTTCCAAGATTTACATTTCCTGAACTAGCTATTGTTGGAATAAATTCGGTTCCTTGTAATTTAACACCAGCACTAAAATTAACTACATTACCAGCACTACCAGTTGGTGCAACTTTTAAATCAATAGTACCATTCGTATTATCACTATTTAGAATTATTGCTGCTGCTCCATCACCAGTATCAACATACCTATCAGAACTTGAAGAAAAAGAATGTCCACCTCTAATATTAAAGTTTCCAGAACCATCATTCCAAGATATTCTCTTTTGTCCTAGATCATCAATAACAATGGCTCCGCTTGTACCAGATAACCGCAATGCTCCTTGAGTAGTGGTACTGGGTAGTATTAATCTATCAGTATTTGTATCATAAGCAATACCACCATCAGTATATAAATCCTCATAACCTCTTGAAGTATTATTACTATCAACAAAAGTCAGATAATAATTAGAAGTTCCAGTTGTAGTTCCTGTTGAAACTTTATTAGCATTATCGATAGCACCAGTTACTGTAGACAATTCAGTCCATTCAGGAGCATTTGTAGTATTATTATATGTAAGAACCCTGTTATTAGCATTTGGTTCTAATAAAAATGCTGTTGTATCTGCTGCTGATTGATAAGGAAGACTTCCTGCTGCCCCTCCTGCAAGATTATCTGCACTTCCTGAGGATAAACTTCCAGGATTTACCCAATCAACACCAGTACTAGTAGAAGATAATACTTGACCAGAAGATCCTAAAGAATTTCCAGCATCACGAATTCCTGCATTAAATCTTGGTCCGTATGTGAACGTTATTGATCCTCCAGATAAAGCACCTATAATACCTGCACCAGCAAAATAAAGTTCATTACTATCCATAGTAATTCCAAGAGTAGAATTACCGATTTGTAACCAACCATTAGTAAAAGTATTTCCAGCAATAGTTCCAGGTGTAGATGGAATAATCAATCTTCCACCTGAAAGTTTCAATTCATTGCTAGAAGGATTATAAGCAATACCACCATCAGTATATAAATCCTCATAATCTCTTGAAGTATTATTAATATCAACAAAAGTCAGATAATAAGTACCAATTCCAGTTGTAGTTCCTGTTGAAACTTTATTAGCATTATCAATAGATCCTGTTATAGTTGCTCCATTAATATTGTTTACATAAATATTATCCCATCTACGAGAACTAGAACCCAAATCGTAAGAATTGGTGATGGTAGGAATTACATTACCATCAATGTCTAATTTGCCTTGTGGAGCACTAGTCCCTATGCCAATATTTCCATCAGTGTTTAAAAATAGTTGATTAGCATTTGATCTAGTTTCGGAACCAGGTGCTACTTGTGTTTCAATTGATAGTGGAAGAGCATCAACACCAGTAGAAGAAGAAGTATCAATTCTAATGTGTGAATTTGATTGTTGGGGGGTGGAAACTATTCTTAAATTTTTCCAAGATGTAACATTATTATCATAATCATTGGCAAAAAATTCAAATTGACTTTTTCCGGTTCCGTTAGGAATAACTCTTAATATTGTGTCTGCATTTGTAAGTGTATTCTTAAAGGTTGGACTGCCTTTGGTATCAATATCAGAATCTGAGAAGGCATAAAAATGCGTGTCACCTACCAGAATACCATTCGTATTTCCATATCCAACTATATGTACTGGAAACTCTGGATTATCAGTCCCGATACCTAAACGATTAGTATTTGGATTATAAGCAATACCACCATCAGTATATAAATCCTCATAACCTCTTGAAGTATTATTACTATCAACAAAAGTCAGATAATAATTAGAAGTTCCAGTTGTAGTTCCTGTTGAAACTTTGTCCGAATTTGAATTTGAAGAACCCGCAATTCCCTGTAAACCTTGAACACCCAGATTACCTTGGAGACCTTGTAATCCTTGATTTCCTTGAGTACCTTGAGTGCCTTGCCCACCATTTTGACCAGAAATTCCCTGATTACCTTGTAATCCTTGATTTCCTTGAGTACCTTGAGTGCCTTGAGTGCCTTGCCCACCATTTTGACCAGAAATTCCCTGATTACCTTGGAGACCTTGTAATCCTTGATTTCCTTGAGTACCTTGAGTGCCTTGCCCACCATTTTGACCAGAAATTCCCTGATTACCTTGGAGACCTTGTAATCCTTGATTTCCTTGAGTACCTTGAGTACCTTGCCCACCATTTTGACCAGAAATTCCCTGATTACCTTGTAATCCTTGATTTCCTTGAGTACCTTGAGTGCCTTGTCCAGCATTTTGACCAGAAATTCCCTGATTACCTTGGAGACCCTGATTACCTTGATTTCCTTGGAGACCTTGGTTGCCTTGGTTGCCTTGTAATCCCTGATTACCCTGGTTACCTTGAAGACCTTGGTTGCCTTGAAGACCCTGATTTCCTTGGTTACCTTGTAATCCTTGATTTCCTTGGTTACCTTGTAATCCTTGATTTCCTTGAGTACCTTGAGTGCCTTGCCCACCATTTTGACCAGAAATTCCCTGATTACCTTGGAGACCTTGTAATCCTTGAGTACCTTGAAGACCTTGATTTCCTTGAGTACCTTGAAGACCCTGATTTCCTTGGTTACCTTGTAATCCTTGAGTACCTTGAAGACCCTGATTTCCTTGGTTACCTTGTAATCCTTGATTTCCTTGGTTACCTTGTAATCCTTGATTTCCTTGAGTACCTTGAGTGCCTTGTCCACCATTTTGACCAGAAATTCCCTGATTACCTTGGAGACCCTGATTACCTTGATTTCCTTGGAGACCTTGTAATCCCTGGTTTCCTTGGAGTCCTTGATTACCTTGATTACCTTGATTACCTTGTAATCCCTGGTTTCCTTGATTACCTTGGAGACCCTGGTTACCTTGATTTCCTTGGTTACCCTGGTTACCCTGATTGCTTAATCCCTGGTTTCCTTGATTGCCTTGTAAACCTTGATTACCTTGATTACCTTGTAAACCTTGGTTACCTTGATTTCCTTGGAGACCTTGTAATCCCTGGTTTCCTTGAAGTCCTTGATTACCTTGGTTGCCTTGTGTACCTTGGATTGTTATATCACCAATATTAATCCATACCCCATTTTCCTGTAACACCCAGAGATCTTTGGTTGCATCATCAATAACACCATTTCCAGGAGAAGCACTGGGAAAAGAAGTACTTAAAAGAGTTTGAGGATTTCCCGTCCCATTTACATCGTTAACACTTCCAATAATGATAATAGAAGTACCTATTATTCCCTGGTTTCCTTGAAGTCCTTGTAATCCCTGGTTTCCTTGAAGTCCTTGATTACCTTGGTTACCTTGGAGACCCTGATTACCTTGGTTTCCTTGGAGACCTTGGTTACCTTGGTTTCCTTGGATTCCTTGGTTACCTTGATTTCCTTGAAGTCCTTGATTACCTTGGTTTCCTTGAAGTCCTTGATTACCTTGGTTACCTTGGTTTCCTTGAAGTCCTTGATTACCTTGGTTTCCTTGGAGACCTTGGAGACCTTGTGTACCCGATCCTTGTAATCCCTGATTTCCTTGTATACCTTGGATTGTTATATTTCCAATATTAATCCAATTCCCAGATCCTTGATATATCCAAAAATTATTAGTAGTATCATCAATAACAGCATTTCCAGGAGAAGCACTAGGAAAAGAAGTACTTAAAAGAGTTTGGGGATCTCCAGTCGCATTTACATCTGCAACATTTCCAATAACGATAATGGTATCACCAACTCTTCCCTGTAAACCCTGAACACCTTGATTACCTTGATTACCTTGTGTTCCTTGTATTCCTTGTATTCCCTGAGTTGCAATATCTAAAGAAGGAACCCAAAATCTTTCACCTTCATATCCATCAGCAGCAATCAACACATAATGTTGAACAGGAACAGTATTTCCCCTTATGAAAGGATTTGTTCCTACAGAAGATACACCAACATTAGGATCACCCAAATCTGGTTCAGCTTGTTCTAAACCAAGAAATTCATATCTATCTGAGGTAATACCAGATTGAGGTAGTCTTTCAACTCTTCCAGTAGTGTACTTATTTGACATAATTTTTTATTGTTTTGCTGTTTCTAACACACTTAATATTAATTCCAATCTTCCATTATCACTTGCTTGAATTTTAATGAAATCATTTGTTTCCAAAGCCAATTTTCCATCTGGTATAAGATTGATTCCATCATTCTGCGGTATATTGATAGCATTCGCAAATTTATAATCTGCTTGAACTTCTGTGCTTCTAGAATGTACTGCTGTTACACTATGAGTGCCAGTCGAAACATTTGTAACTTGGAATAAAGTTACAATAGATGCGACTCCAATAGGACAAGTGTAAACCGTATCCATATTAGTAGTAATATTTTTTCTTATTGTTCTAAATTTATTTAAAGCTACTGCTGCCATTTTATTTACTTAAAGCAATTATAAGGGGTGTTACTGTATTTAACAAACTTTGACTAAATGCCCTACCAGAAATAGTTCCAGTGAGTTGATTAATTGTAATATCATCCCCAATTTTGAAATTACCTGCTTGATCAGTGCTTGTATAAATTACCTGTCCACCATTTTTCTTAATGACTTCGTTATCTGTTTGTACAACCCCACCAAGAGCAGGCTTTGCAAGATTAATATCATTTCCAGATCCAACCCATTCAAAAGAATGTGAAGACGTAATCTGCAAACTTAATCGACTAAAATAAACTGTGGTTCCAATACTTACTGTACTATTCAAATTTTGTTGTAAAATTACTGTAGAGATTCCAGAAGATGGAGCAGTAGCACTTTCAATAGTATAATATATAGGTTCTAAAACTGGAATAGCAGAAGCACCAATTCCATTACCACCAACAAATTGAATCGTAGGTGGTTCTGAATATTGATATTGACTTCCAACACTTACCATATCAACAGAAACAACTTTCCCATTTTCATCAATAGTGGCAATTGCTTCTGCATTAATTCCAGTTGGACCTGTTGGAGAAGATATAAAAACACTAGGAGGTTGAGTATATCCACTCCCCCCATCAGTTACGGTAATACTTTGAATATTATAATACAATTCTCCAAAGTAAAGTGCCTGTCCATCATAAGGGCGGTATGGTCCATTTTGAGCAATAACAATAGTATCTTGTTCTATTTCTGCTTCTTCACCACAAACTGCTGTATATCGATACAATGATTTCGTATTAGAATCACCAACACCATCAGCTAAAAGACCAACTCTTCCAAATGAAGAGTTTGAGTTTGTCAAGTCACATTGTCCACCAGATCCAGTAAAAATTGCAATGTCATCACAAATAGTAAAAATAGAAACTAATTGTGAATAAGCACCATTAGTAATAGAAACTCCAATGCCACCTTGATTATATTGTGTATATGAGTCAACACTCATTGTACCAGTAACACCAATATCATCTTTATCTCCAGGTTCTGCTTCAAATCCATCAACTCTCATTCCTACACTTCCAGGAACAAAATTTGTACAATTTCTTATATAAGGACCTTGTGTAATTGGACCAACGCCAGGAGAATATGTTGGAAATACTACACCACCTCCTTCATAGGTATGCGGTATATTTGTCCTTCCAGTATTTACAACAAATGTTTGTCCCATCCCAATAACATCCAACACTCTAAAATCATATCCATTATTTCCTGTTGGATAAATTGTTGTTGTTCCCGCACCACTAGAACAAGAAAATTCTAAATTTCTCAATGAAATAACATCACCAATCTTAACCATCGCTGTTGGTGCTGTAATTGTTGTAATACCAGTATTATGATCATATAAAGCACCTGTAATTTCCACTTCACGATTTACTATAAATCCACCAGAAACATATGTATGAGGTAAAGTAGATACACCAACACTTACATCAAATGATCCATCATATTGTTTTTTTGTAACTGAAAAATTATATCCATATTTACCGGATGGAAATGCCTGTGTCGATATAAAACCACCAGAAGAACACTCAAAAAGTAAATCCCTCATTTCTATAATATCACCTTCTTTAACATTCAATCCAGGTGCTCTTATATTTACAATTCCATTAATATTATTATAAACCGCAGAAGTTACTCCAACAATATTAGAAAATCCAGTTCCCATATTTCCAGGATAACTAGTCGCAATTCCAGAACTATATCCAAGTCCAACAATTGTTGTAACAACTCCGACACAATTTTCAATAGTTGACACTACGTCACTACAACCATTAATTGCGTTATTAAAACCAGTCTTATAGTCAGGTTGCATAGCAACATCTTTTAGTTGTCCAATATCATTTTGAAAATTTGTATATTTTTGTACTGTTCCACCTCCTTGATAAGTATGAGGAATAGTTGACTGACCAACAACAACTTCAAATGTATTTCCATCAATAACATTATTTACGTTAAAAATATATCCAAGATTTCCGGATGGATATATCAAGTTTGGTGGACTATCTGGACAACTGAATTCCAAATCTAAAATTTTTACTGGGTCATTTATACTGAGACCATGATTATTTGCAGTAATTGTCGCAATTCCTGTAAGATAATCATAATCAGCATTAATTACTGTTGTGCCAATACCTACAGAAAATCCTCCCCAAGAAACATTATTAATGACTGCTCTAACAATATCAAACGAATAATCAAGAGTTGCAATGGTTTGTTCAACTTCTCCTGGATTTTTTAATATTTCGGGTATTAAATTCCAATTTTCATCATAATATGATTTTCCTGCACCAACACACTTAAAATTTCCACCTCTTGTAATATCATGATTAATACATTTCCATATATCCTTTAAGTCATCTGCACAATCATCACTCTCCAATGTAACTCCATATATTGTTGTAATACCAGAGAGATTATTAATATCATCAAGAATACTAGTAACGATTCCAGATAAATTTTCAATTGTCGTAATTGTGTCAGAACATCCACCAACAACTGAGATTGGAATATAACTAGTGGTATCTTGTGATAATGAAGTATATGAAGTAGGGTATGATTGGTTATCAACAACATACGTTACTATCCCAACAGAATGTTGAATCGCATCAATTGTTGCTTGTTTAATACTATTTCCGTTCGAATCATTTCCAGTGACATGTTGCAGAACTCCATTATCATAATAAGATAATCCCGCACCAATAACTTTTTTATTACTTCCAGATTTCAAATCATAAGATAAAGAACGCAAAATATCTTTAATATCATCTTCACAATTAGATGGATCTGTGGAAACACCTAAAGAATTGGTAACAATAAATGGTTGTCCATTACTCCCAACATATCCAGTAGTTAAAAATCCAACTGTTTCTGATGCAATGTAATCAATATTTAAATCAATTAATTTTGCAGCATCTTGCTCTCTATGATTACCAGCAAATCCACTAAAACCACTTGTCAGAAACCCTACAGATTCTTTTGCAATGTAATCAAGATTATAACGAATCATTCTTGAGGCATCAAAATATCTGTCTGTTGATACACCAAGCAAAGGTTGAAGGGCAATAATTGCTGCTCCATTAGTCATGTTTCCACCAATAAAACTCAAATCAGTTACATGACAACTATTATTAACATAAAATAAATCTCTATCTAGATTTTTTGGTGTAACAATACAATTTCTAAGTTCTGTACCTTCAACAGAAACTCTCGTTGGTAATGTAATGGGATTATCTTCAAGATAAACGCCAGGATATACTTTTATCGTATCTCCTGGAAAAGAAATATATGATGCTGCTTTAATCGTTCTTTTAGAATCATTCTCAGTCAATCCACTATTATTATCATTTCCGTTTTGCGTGACAAAAATTGTTTTTCCAATTGGAAAATATGAATCAATATTTACAACTCCCTTTCCAGGATCTTCTGTGCCTTGAACTCTAATTCCAATGCCAGCAGTGATTTGAGTTACAATACCCGTTAAATTTACTCCATCACCAAAATACTCTAAGGCATCAACTTTTTGATCGACATATAAATCATTATGTACATCTACTCTACCATCAACATCTAGAGCATTGCTTAAATTTACGCTTCCAGATACATCTACATCCAAATCTGTTGGGGATTCTATTGTTGGTGTTCCAATTCCAATTAAATTTATTTCTTTTGCACCAAATCCCTTATTTGCCATTATCCTTTTTGATTATTTATTTAGAATTTTAAATAAATTCTTAATGGTACTTGATATTGACTAAGTTCAGTTGAAGCAGATGGTTGATCAGAAGCAGTAATATATTCAGTGGTTGCGATAATATTTCCAGTTATACTAGTTTCTCTTATTCTAAATCTAAAAATTTCATTACTTTCTTGAAGAGAATCATCTGAAAGAGTTAATTGTACAGTACCAATACCATTTATAATTGAAAAAGAACCACTCAGTGAACCTATATTAAAATCCCCAGGTTGAATATTTGAAGATGGTTCTGCTTCTATAGAATAATAATATGTACCATCATTAGAAGAATTTGTATTTACTGTGATAATTATATCATCACCCTCATAAACATATGTCTTATTTGGATAAGCTTGAAAATTAGCTGGTGTTGATCCGTCAGTATATGGATTATATGCAATTTTTTTTGGTGCTCCTCTCATATTGTAGAGACCAGTCCAATAAGATGTAGTTGTATCGTCTGAAATAGGATCTAAGTATTCATTTGCTGTAAGTAAAGTAGATCCTGTCACACTCAACCAACTTTTAACTTGTGCTGATGTTGCTGTTGGATTTTCTTCCATATAAAGAGCAATTAATCCTGATATTACTGGCGCGGCAGCACTTGTTCCACTAAACCTAGAATCATAAAATCTATTGTCATCAACTCTTTGATATGTGGCATAAGTAGGTGATCCATTTTTTCCTGGTGCCAATGTTTCATCAGCAGGAGACCATATATCAATCCCCGAACCATTACTTGAATAGGACGCCTTCCTTTCTTTAGAATTAGATTCAATATACTCATCCATCGCACCAACACATATTACAGGATGAAAATCATTTATTGAATCATATCCAATGCCTTGAGGATGTAACCAATCACGATGATTACATGGCACTGTGCCGGATGGAAATTCTGGTCTTGGATCTGTAGTACCAAAAAAAGAATCACTCATATAATTTAGTTTATCAGGATCTCCGGCACCAATGCCAAGTCTTTGATTACAATTGCCAGCAGAAGCAACAAATATAACTCCAGAATCTAATAATTCATTTCCTGCTGTTTCTGTAGAATTGCTTCTTGATGAAGTGGACCAAGACTTGTATGCCCCATTTATTTGATTAACTAATCCCTCTTTCATTGCCGTAATTTGATTAGATACTGAATCTGATCCAACAAATGTGCCCGTTAATCCACGAAATTTATATTGAACAGTGCTATTAGTAAAAAATCCTGCTAGATATCCCCAACTTCCATTAACTACTGTTGGATTTTTCACTCCAGTAGATGGATTTGTTGGTTTATTTTGATGCCAAATTTTTATTAAATCATGACTTGCTTCGACAGAAAGGTTAGTGGAAGATACAATTACTGATATATTCCATATATTTGCTTCAAAAGAAAGACCCATATTTTTTCCTGCTGATAATCCAGCAACAGCAGTCCCATGACCATCGCTTATTGTGTTACTTCCATCCAACGAAGAACCAAGAGCATTACTTTCTGTATATAATGATGGTATCGATACTGTTCCTATTGTAGAAAATCCTGGAGAACGATTTGATGAATTTGACCACCAATTTTTTGCCGATGCTTCCGTAATTCCTGTTCTTCCATCCGGTTTAGTAACTGTATATCCATTAGTAACAAAATAAGATGGATCAATATAATAAGGTCCATCTAAAACAATATCACGAACTCTTGATGTTCCATCAGATTTTAAAAATTCTGGATGATATTGAAGAACTCCATCATCTTGAATGACTATATCAACATTTGCTCCTGTTTTTGTATAAGTTAAATTTCCAATTTGTGTAGGTGGATTGCCAGTCGTGCTCCAAAAAGTTGTATTATCCTGCAATTCCAATCTTTTTGATGCCCAACTTATCCTATTCAATTCAGCATTAGTTGGATTAGTTAAAGGAGGTGCATGAAAATCCAAATCTCTATAAATTTTAACACTAGAAGAAAATCTAGTTGCATTTGGAATTGGTTTTGGGTATGAATCAATATTATCTGAAGGGGAAAGTTCAATCCATTCTATTTTTTCATGTTTTTTTAATTCTTCCACTTCATTATCAGTTAATTCATAAGTAGATCTTGTAGGACTATGTGCCTTATCGTCAGAGCAACATACTATTCTATCCGGAATACAATCACAATGCGATTCCTGACATAAAAGATTATGAATTTCTTGCCAATCTTGAGGTCTTTTAACTTTTAAAGTATATTTCTGCATTTATTCAATACATCCCCTAATAAATTTACAAGTTACTATGCCTGTTATTCCAGATTCTGGTGTCAGTTTTAATTCATATGTATTATTAAAAATAGAGACTCCAACAGAAACTATAGGAGAATTATTGAATATAATTCCATATTCTTCACAATAGGCATTATTAAAGTTTTGAAGAACAAGAACTTTTTGTGCTTGTATATTTGTACCATTGACAATATTTAGCGTGTACTCTATAGTCTCATATTCTTCATTAAAAAGAGAATAAGTATCTATAACTTCACCAACACCAAGTGTTGGTACAAAACTAACTTGCTTTGTAGTGAACTTGTAATTGTTAACAGAAAATGCATTTCCAGATCCAGTATAATTAATTTGAAGGAGATTATTAGAAGACCCCTGAATATCTACTTTATTTCTAAAAATACTTGTATCAAAAACATCTAATGTACTACTAAGTGTAGTAGCACCAGAAACATTTAGTGTATTATTAAGTGTAGTAGCACCAGAAACATTTAGTGTATTATTAAGTGTAGTAGCACCAGAAACATTTAGTGTATTATTAAGTGTAGTAGCACCAGAGACGTCTAATGTACTACTAAGTGTAGTAGCACCAGAAACATCTAATGTGTTATTAAGTGTAGTAGCACCAGAGACGTCTAATGTACTACTAAGTGTAGTAGCACCAGAAACATCTAATGTGTTATTAAGTGTAGTAGCACCAGAAACATCTAATGTGTTATTAAGTGTAGTAGCACCAGAAACATCTAATGTAAATCCAAGTGTAGTAGCACCAGAAACATCTAATGTAAATCCAAGTGTAGTAGCACTAGAAACATCTAATGTGTTATTAAGTGTAGTAGCACCAGAAACATCTAATGTGTTATTAAGTGTAGTAGCACTAGAAACATCTAATGTGTTATTAAGTGTAGTAGCACCAGAGACGTCTAATGTATTATTAAGTGTAGTAGCACTAGAAACATCTAGTGTATTATTAAGTGTAGTAGCACTAGAAACATCTAATGTAAATCCAAGTGTAGTAGCACTAGAAACATCTAATGTGTTATTAAGTGTAGTAGCACCAGAGACGTCTAATGTATTATTAAGTGTAGTAGCACTAGAAACATCTAATGTAAATCCAAGTGTAGTAGCACCAGAAACATCTAGTGTACTACTAAGTGTAGTAACATTAAGAACATCTAATGTGTTATTAAGTGTAGTGGCATCAGAGACATCTAATGTACCATTAATATTAGTATTCTCAGCATAAAATGTTCCTCTTACATCTAAATTATAAGATGGAGAAGACGTATTAATACCAACTGGAGAAAATCTAAATATTTGCCCAAAATTATTATATCCCCAAAAATCACGAGATTCTATATCAGCAATACCAGTTGGATTGCTGGGATTTGGTACTGCAGTTACAGATTCTGTACCAAATCCCAAACTATTGACATTTTTAAAATTTATAACAGTAAAAGATTGTGCAGCACCAACAACTGGTATAAATTCACCGTCGTCTTGTATATAGATTCCTTCGGTAAAAGATGGCGTTAATTCTACCCAACGTATTCCATTTTCATCCCTACTCAAATACCCACCATTAGCGCCAGGTGAATTTGCAGAATCATATATTTGACTATCAATTTTAATACTTCCAGCAACATCTAATCTTTGTTGTGGAATATTTGATCCGATACCAATTTTATTATCAACTACTAAAGTATCTAATATTTTTAGATTATCAAATCTTACATTAGAAATTTCTGTTGGTGGTCTATCCGTATAATATATTCTTATCGGATCATATACTGGCATTTTATCTTAAATCGTAATCTTTTCCAACAATAGATCGTGTAGAATTATCTCCAGGATAATCATTCCAAGTACCTTCATATTCAGGAATATTCTTTTCAGTATCTATTCTTTCACCCATAATATAATAATCACAATTGACAATAGAATCTCTATTGTTTTTTATTATTATTTCTTCTGTATTATTTATTGAATATACAAATAATTCTTGATATTTACCAATTGGAGTAAGATTTACTGTAATTGTTTCAGGATCTACTAATCCTTTCCAATATTCGGGCAATTTAATTGAATTACTATTTCTTAATTTTCCTCTTAAATACACATCTGCAGTTGGACCTTCGACACAAACATGTGAAACACGCCATCCTTCTTTTGTAGGGTGTGGAATATCAAAACCTTTTTTACTATTAATTACTACTGCAAGATCTCCAACACCATCAACCACTACAGAACCATTAATTTTTGTCTGTACTCCAGAAATAATATTTAAAGGTGCTATAAATCTATTTTCTTTTGCTGAAGTAAAACTATTTTTAGATGCGGCAACAAAATTATTTGAAACTGCATCCAGTTCATTACTAACAACATATGTTTTAAATTCAGTACCAACAACTAAACTTTGCCCAATAGTTTCATGAACTCCTTGTTGAATTGTAGTTCCGTTGGAAAGGTTTAAACCTGTAGAGTAAAATGAATAAGCAGCAGACGCAGAAGGTCCAGAAACTAAAGATGCAAAAAATGGAGTTGCAGTTGAACCTTGTCCAAAATGACCCTTATGTGCAGACAATGATCCTGGTTCCCAGAAACCTTTTGGGAAATTCAATCCACCACCAAGAACATTACTGGTAACATCAATAGAACCACTATCTAAAGTATCAAACATTTTTTTCTCCTATTTACAAGTTTCAAGAATACTTGAAATTAAATCTGCAACTGGTCCTGGAAGAAATAATTTAGAAATATCACCTAAAGGAGAACCTTTGTTAATATCTGAAACTAAAAGATGAAGAAGACCCTTAGCATTCATTGTAATGCTATCCGAAGAAACCATACAAATTTTACCACCAGCAAAACTAAGTTGCTCATCAGCTTTGATTGTGATGTGGTCATTTGCCTTCATCAATATAGAACCATCATTATCAGATCCTTCAGTTTCAATATATATGTTATTTGCTTTCAGTTTTATATTACCATCTTCAGCAATTATCACAATATCTCCCGTTTCTGCTACGATTGATTTAGCAACTATTTCACTTTCAATATCATTTCTACCTTGGGATAAATTAATTCCGACAATTTCATGAGATGATCCAGGAATAATTTCACCTTTGTTGCCATTTAGCAGATAAGTTTGATTATGCCCTCCTTTTAAAGACAAAACCAGATTTGTACCTAGTTTTTCGCCAATTTTATCATCCTCTCCAGAAGGACCCATAAAAATTGTCCCGTATTCTGGATGATCTGCTATAATTTGTTCTGGTTTTATATTTTTTGGCATGTCAGTTTATACAATCTACGATTCGAATAACGTCTTTTCTTGTAAAATCTTGTTTCTCTGTAATGATTTTTTTTCCTCGTAATGTTTTAATGAGACCTGGAACATCATTATCTACAATTTGTGCCAAAGTAATAGAATCTAAATTAAAATCTACTATTAAAGAATCAGTAGTGTCGGCAGTCGCGGGAGTTCCACCAATTCCTCCTACAGTTACAGGAGTTCCACCAGTTCCACCAGCAGTTACAGGAGTTCCACCAGTTCCACCAGCAGTTACAGGAGTTCCACCAGTTCCACCAGCAGTTACAGGAATTCCACCAGTTCCACCAGCAGTTACAGGAATTCCACCAGCAGTTACAGGAGTTCCACCAGCAGTTACAGGAGTTCCACCAATTCCTCCTACAGTTACAGGAGTTCCACCAGCAGTTACAGGAGTTCCACCAATTCCTCCTACAGTTACAGGAGTTCCACCAGTTCCACCAGCAATTACAGGAGTTCCTCCAGCAGTTGTAGGAGTTTCAGTTAATTCATCTGGTTGAGTTGGATCAAAATCTTGAATTGGTAAAAATTCCAATTCCGGTTCTATTATTGCACCATTACCTGTTAAACTTTCCACGGAAATTTCAGGATACTCTTGAATGCCACAAACATTAGTTAAAACATCAATACCTATAATTTGCCCATATTCTGTCATTTTTACACTTGCCTCAAGATTGGGAATATCAGGAGAAATTTTAATATTATCATTTATAGTATATCCAATTCCTGTACTTTTAATTCTGAACCCCTTTAAACAAACAACATAGTCTTTTTCAGCAGGAAGAGAATTCTGAGGGATATTTGATAAAAGTTCAAATTCAGTTCTACCATCTCTAGATGGAACTACTGGAGTGGATGTCATCACAATATTTATTACGTGCCCATCATCATCTATTTCACAATATCCACTAGTAAAAGTATCTTCACAACTGTCAATAAAAGATACAAACGGAGGTCTACTATAATTATTTCCACCATTAGATAAACTAACACCAATTACTCTACCAATATTATCTACAACAACTTCTCCAGTTGCACCAATACCACCTCCACCAAAAATTTCAACTCTTGGTGGTCCACATTCAAATAAATTTGAATCACATTTCAATGTGCTTGATGGGGAATCTCCCAACTTTTCACCAAAAATCTCAAAACCATCAATCCACCCAACAGCACCCTCAACCACTTGATCAGATTTTGGTGCAGGTAAGAACTTATTAAACGCATCAATTTGTGCTTGAGATGGTCCTGCCCAAGGACTTGCCTTAAACGCTTTAATTTCTGGGCAGTTTGGTTTTGCACATAAAAATGACTCAAATCCAAGTATAAAATCAAGTGCCTCAAATACACTTCCAACAATTCCAGAAAATCCTTTTAATAAATCATTTATATTATTTAAAATAGGACCGATAGTCTTATCTATTGTTGCTGCTAAATTATTGATTAACGCATTTGTAAACTGTTCAGCAACACAAAACGGAACATTGATGACTTTTCCAACCAACTCAAAAAGAAAGTCTGTAATTAAATTAGGGATAGATTTTACAATATTTTTAAGACTACAAAATAAATTATCAACTATAATCTGAATGATGGAATTTTTAATAGATTTTGTGATTGTAGGGAGAATCTTATCGAGAAGGTCTTGAATTCCAGTTCTAATCTTATCAATTAAAAAATCTCGCAATCTAGTTACTAAAGTTTTTAATACTGCACCAATTATTTTAGATGTTTGTCTTATTAAACTAACAATATTTTGCAATTTATTAATAGAACCATTTACATATAAATCAGTATATTTTTTAATTCCTTTTATAATTATAAAAAATTTTTTAAGTGCTGTATTAATTTTCGATATTTCAGATGTTCCACACGGATTCGGTAATGTCCTTTCTTTATTATAAGTTTGTACTGCTTCACCAAGAGCAACAGATTTAGCAAATTTTTCACAATCGGGGGTATTATCTAAATTAAACCCCTTTGCAGTTTGACGAGAATTACATTCTGTATTTTCTTTTATTAATTTTGCTTCATAAAGTCTATCCAATTCACTTTTAATCTGTATATATCTTTTTCTTTCTTCATCATCCCATAAATCAGAACTTTTTTTATTTAATTCTTCTATTTCTATATTTAATTCATTAATTCTATCAAGAATTACATCTTCTCTTAAACTAGAATATATATTTTCAATAAAGATGGGTTCGTCAGGAACAACAATAGGTTCTTCTTCATTTGTTGTTATTTCAGTTACGGGGTCTTTTACTTCGGATGTTTTTGTAATTGACACATCAATTGAAGATTTGTATATAGAATCTCCAGTAACACCAAAATTATTGATATTTTCTACAAAAACATGATTTTTATATGTTATCGCGTCAGGTCTACCCTGCCCACCAAGAGAATCAAAACCAGTAGATAATACTAAATTTCTTGCTATGATTGAACCATATCCATCATCTTGTATTTTAGATTGAAGTTCTGAAGGGTTAAGTGCTAATCTATATGCTTCTTCTGCTATTAATAATTGCTGATTGCTGAATGGTTGATCAATAGAATTTCTACTATCTCTCGTTGGTTGATATTGATTTTTAGCATAAACAATATCATAAATGTCAGTACTTGTAGTATTAAAATTAGCACCATTTCTTATCGCTTCTCTTCGATTTAAAACGGATCTAATTACAAGTGCTTGTCCAACAACACCTTCTCCCCTTGCCTCTGCTAGTGCCAATCTTTTTAAAAGTTCTTTATCTTGAGAAGAAATAGACATTTATATTTTTACCTTATCCCTAACTTAATATTTATTGTTAAATAGTAAATTTTGAATCTTTAAATTCTTTATTAGAAATTTCTAATAAACCTTTAGGAGACTTTGCCCCTATGAGACGATGTGGACCAGATACGATTCCCCCAGTATAAGAAGAAACTCTTTTTCCAAGAGTCGTTCCATTTATAGAATCTATAAGTTCATACTCACTATCATTATTTCCCAAAATTTGTGTAATAACTGGTATTTGACACTCCTCATCAAGAAAAAATCCAATTACCCATTCTCCACCCCATATACCAGAGGATTGAAAGTTACGATTTCCGGCAGTAGTTGGTTTTGCTACAATTGCCCATGGTAAAAGTGAATCTTCAACTTCTGTTGAATCTTCATTACCAGACATTGGATGCATTCCTGGTATCCTAACTTTAACTCTATCACCATGACTATCAGACCAAGAAGCTTTTTTTATTTGTTGATTTTGATTAGGAGGAACTTGACCTAAAAACCATTTATTATTACCAATTGCGTATCCTAGCGCCATTTTAGTTTTTATTAGTATATAGTCCGTAAGTGTCGCGGACAAGTGTCATTGATGTAAAAGATCTTTTAGTATCATAGTGGTGACACAAATCTAATATTAAATATTTACCACTCTGAACTGGATCGGAACCTTGTGCTTTATCACCAATTGTAATTGTCTCAAAATTGCAAAGTATAACATCACCAGCATTAAGTCCTGGATTACAAGGAACTTGAATTTTAACGACTTGTGTAAATAAAAAATTATATCTCATCTGAGAAAGACCTTGCCAATCTTTTGGTTCTCCCGATGTATTTTTTTCCGAAACTTCTGGAGATAATGCCCCAACATCTTTAATACTATAAAGAATTCTGCTATATTGTGTATTTTCTAGTTTTGAAATATTTTTTTTACCCAAAGTTTTTTTCATATCAATAGTGAGTGTATATTCTTCTTCTTTAAATGTTCTGGGATTAAAAATTACATGACGACTTGAATATACTCCCGATTTTAAAGCATTAATGAGATTCTGATTTTTATCAACTCTAAAGCTCAGTATTTTGTAATTTGTAGGTGCATTAATACTCGATATATTTGCACCAGAATAAAAATATGGAAAATCTTTGTTTATCGGTTCTTTGGATATAAGTTCATCAATTGATTTAAAATAGTATTTTTCCTTAGTTTCATAAAAGAAAAATCCTGGATTCCCAATTAGTGGAACTGATTTTGAAGCGAGTATCATAATAATATCAAAAGGAGATTTCATATTTCCAATAAATGGATACTTATTAGAAGTCTCTTCAATATCAATTCTATTATCTGGTATTTTTAATATGTCTTTGGTTATTGACTTAACCGATTGTGAAATTTTCGCGAATTTAGAATAATTTTTCTTTACATGAGTTTCTTGATTTGTTATTGCCGTTTTTGATATTAAACTCAATATAATAGATTCTCTTTGAGACTCTTGATTTGGATTCACAGCACCATTAACATACAATGGAGTATTAGAAAAATCTAATGTTCCGAGAGAATTTGAAATTTTAAACCTAACCTTTTCTGTACCATCTCCCATAAGAGGAAGAGCATTATAAACACCACCAATCCTTTCTTGAGAATCATATTCACTACTATATTTCAAAGAAGATCCTGTATCAACAAATGACATGGTAGCAGTAATGTTTGGAGACAATAAACTCTCATAATAATCAAAAGTAGTCGTCTTTCCATCTAATCTAATAACTTTTTCATCCTTTATAATCTCAATTAACTCATAAATTGAAGGTAATGATGCAGATGTATTTGCCATTTATTAAGTCCTCCATATTTCAGGAAGTTGTGGTTGTGTTGACGAAAAAGATCTTTGATTGTTTGAAACTGGTATTGGCATCATATATGGAACATATTGTATAGTATTTACTCTCTGAAAGGCAATAGTTGTTGTTGCTTCATCGTCCATCGGTTGGTTTATAGTAGCAATTTTTTCCTTAGGAGTAGATGCTATAGGAGAAATAACTCCACCTTGACCATCAGAAGTTTTATTTGGTTGAAAAGAACCAAGTCTTAATAATTTTGAGTAGTTCTTTGGATTACCAGATCCACCATATTCACCCGATCCTTTCCGAGTATCTGCCTCAAAATGGAGGTGTGGACCTGTTGATGTTCCTGCACCTCTAGATCCTGCCGCTCCACCAGTTTTTCCTAGCATTTCATTTGCTTTAAAAGTTCCACTATTCTTTATAATTTCTGATAAGTGTGCCAAACGAATTTGAACTCCAGAATTTGGCAACCACGCATCAATCATATAACCATATCCACCATACTCACCAGCAGCAACAATTTCACCGTCCTCAGTAAGAGAAACTGGTGTTCCTTGCGATGTTCCAATATCAATACCACCATGAAGTTTTCCTGCTTGTCCCGTAACTGGATGTGTTCTATACCCATAGTCACTTGTTATGGGATAACCAGAAATTTTATTTCCAGTAGTTTCCCCTGCAGAGGAAACAGATCCATCTGGATAATCAGTCCCTGAAGTTGAGGAGATTTCCTCACTTTCAAATTTTTCTCTCTCCGCAGAAGTCCACTGCCTTTGAGTAAATTTTCCAGTTTCTGTATTTACAAATCCTTCTTTACCATCTCTTTTCTCAAGTTTCATTTTTGTTGATGCTTTTTTAAGTCCTAGAATATCTCTAAATTTATCGATAGCACCTTTGAGTAAATCGATTGCTCCACCAAATGGACCTAATTTTTCTTTTATCTTATCAAGTAGACCACCTTTTCCTTGGATATTCTGGATACCATCATCAAATCTTTTCTTGTCAACATCAAGTTGACCTTGATTTATGTCATCACTAAAGAAAGACATAATAACATTAAATCCACTTTGAATTGGTGTAAGAAAATTAACAATGCTATCAATTACTTCCTTAACTTTTTCTATGATTTTTGGTAATGCATTAACAGCAATTCCAAGTAATATCGTTTGAGCAAATTTTATTATCCTATCAAATACACTACCAGCAAAAGGATTTTTTATATTTTTAAAATTGGGTTTAGAATCTTCTGGAGATTTTGTTCCTAATCTTTTTTCTGCTCTTTGTAAATTTGCTTCACTTTGTTGAGACCTTTCATTTCTTCTTGTATTTTTTTGTTGCTTATCATATTGTTTATTTGATTTAACCAAAAACCTATGAATATTAGTTACGTTTATCTTTAGTTTTTCAACCTCAGATTTTGAATTTGGTGCAGATTTAATTTTTATTTTATTTGTAGTTCCTGTGAGAGTTGGAGTTAATCCTAATCCCCCTCCACTCATCGAACTATATTCTAATTTTTTCTCTTGCTGATTACCTTCTGAAGAAATCAGTCCAGATTCCTTAGACAATTTACCCTTTACCTTTTCCTTTACCTTTTTTTTAATCTTATTCTTTGTGGCAGATTTTGCCTTTCTTACAGCAAGTTTTTTTGCACTTCTGGCAGATGCTCTAGCAGCTGCTCTTGCTCCAGTTGCCGCAGACCTACCTACAGTTGCTCCTACTCTTGCTAATCCTGCTAATATCTGTACTGCCATAATATTACACCGTTATTCCATATAACATTGGGCTCAATTGACGATATGGATCTGCCATATTTGTACTGGAAATATCAGGAACTTCAGTTTCTTCTCCACCACCACTCATGTTTGGTAATGGTGGTGGTGGTAACTGATTTGTAATTGGAGGAAAATTAATCATATTAATACCACCACGACCTCTTCTACCAGAAGAAATCATTTGATATATTTTTTCCGTCCTCATATTATTAACGATAGATCCATTAATATTTGGAGAGAACAGTTCTGGTCCCCCTTCACCCACAAGATATGGTTTTCCTGCGGCAACAGGACCACCCTTTTCTCTTGCTTCAATATTTAATGGAACAATCTGAGTTATTTTTTCTGCATATTTTGCTCTAATTTCTTTTTCTGCTGCAGACTTATTTTCATTAAACTTATTAACCTCATCTTGAGAAGAAAATCCACTCAACCCGGAATTTTTATCCATGTCTGAGTGCTTTTTTCTAATCTCGCTCCTCATATCATCTCTCATACTATTAAGTTGTTCTCTCTTTGCCAAAACATCTGATGCAAGTTTTTTCTCAGCATCAGTCATTTCAACTTCTTTTCTTCCTATTCCAAGGAATCCACCCTCTCTCTTTTTGCCGTCTAGATCAAGTCCGGCATCTCTTAATTTTTGATCAAGCACATCATGTGCTTCACTATATTCGGATCCACCTGTGGTAGCATTTCTTACAGCATTAAATCCTGCTTCTAATCCTTTATATGCAAGAACTATACCACCAACAATAGCCAATGCTTTTAATAATAGTGGAGCAATTGGAATAAGAACTGGTGCTAGCAATGATAATGTGCCGATTATTGTAGTAATGACTCCAACTAAAGGCGCCAGTGCAATAGCACCAATTGCAGCAACTGCCCATCCCCAATTTTCTTTAATCCAACTAAACCATCCCTTCACTTTTTCCATATTTTCTGGATTCTTCAACCATCCAAATATGGCATTACCTGCAATACCCAAAGCAAGAGTTTGCACAAAATCCATAATACGACCAAACATACCTTTTACAGGTGCCACAGTTTCCTCTGCTTTTTCACCTACAGAACTTTTTATGTTTTTGGAAGATTTTTCTAACTGACTTTCTTCTATGCCAAGTTTTGCTCTAGAAGAACTTCTCTTTGCTCTATCAGATTTTGCCTTTTCTTCTCTTGATCTAAGTGCAGAAGATCTCATCAGTTCTTTCTGAATTAGAACAAGAATTTGATTAGTTTCTTTTAAAGATTTTTCTATATCACTTTTACCTTCACCTTGACCAAAAGATTTATTTTTCTCGTTCTTTTTTTCAATTTTCTCAATTACTTTTTCCGTTTTTATAAGTCTTTCATTTATTTTTCCAATTAAAGTTTTTTCAATTTTCTCATTTACTTTTTCCGTTTTTGTAAGTCTTTCATTTATTTTTCCAATTAAAGTTTTTTCAATTTTCTCAATTACTTTTTCCGTTTTTATAAGTCTTTCATTTATTTTTCCAATTAAAGTTTTTTCAATTTTCTCAATTACTTTTTCCGTTTTTATAAGTCTTTCATTTATTTTTCCAATTAAAGTTTTTTCAATTTTCTTAATTACTTTTTCCGTTTTTATAAATCTTTCATTTATTTTTCCAATTAAAGTTTTTTGAATTTTCTTAATTACTTTTTCCGTTTTTATAAATCTTTCATTTATTTTTTCATTTACTTTTTCCGTTTTTATAAGTCTTTCATTTATTTTTTCATTTACTTTTTCCGTTTTTATAAGTCTTTCATTTATTTTTCCAATTAAAGTTTTTTCAATTTTCTCAATTACTTTTTCCGTTTTTATAAGTCTTTCATTTATTTTTCCATTTACTTTTTCCGTTTTTATAAATCTTTCATTTATTTTTCCATTTACTTTAGATTGAAATACTAAACTTTTTTCTATATCAAAAAGTTTTTTTTCTATAAAACCAATTCGAGTAAATAATTTTCTAATATGAGCAAAAATTTTGCCCATGGTTTTATGGATATCTTTTAATGGAGATTTAATACTAAGATCACCTTTTTTAATAAAAGATGTAGATTTTATTTTAGTGTTATTTAATTTTAATCTATTACTAGATGGTAAATTTAAATTAGATTCCACTTTGTTGCTGCGCTTTTAGATTTTCTTCTTCAATATATTGTTGAAGTAATGAAATATATATTTCTCTTTCCCATGGAATCATATTTTCTAACTCCGTCAATGAATATTTATGATGCTGTAGTAATGCAAAATTAATTTTATAGTATGACTCAAGAGTTGTGTGAGCCATACTCAACTGAAAAAAGCTGCTAATCCCTCAAGAACAACTTCAGATTCAACGCCAGTATTTGGATTCTTTACTGCAATCGTATGAGAGAGTTTTGGCATTGTGGTGAAGAACTTCTCAATTTGTTTGAACTGTTTTGTGTTCATTTGCTCAATAAATTCATCAAGTTCTTTCTTAGAAAAATCTGCTGCTTCCCAAGTTTCTTCCTCATTATAGATCATATCAATACACGATGTAATCATTGAGAGTGATTGTCCAACATTACTTAGAACCTCCGCAGTTTCAAAATTGCTCTCAACAAACTGATCTATTGAAGGATAACGAAGTTTCATAGAAAGATTATCATCCAGTTTGATAATATTCTTATGTCCTCTAGTTTTTTGAATTTTGATTGAATCAATATCAATCGTCATTTCAACCTGTGTTTCATTATCATCAGGGCAGGTAACATTTACATCAACAGTTTCTCCAACAGACCTTGCTCTGACATTTAGGAACAAATATTCAATATCAAAAGTTGCAAGAGATTCTACCTTGACATTCTCAGTAAGAATACAATCTGAAAGAATTTGAACGATAGAATTTGTAATATCCTTCATATTTTCAGTTTCCATTGCCATAATTAAAATCTTTTCTTCTCTTACAAGAAAAGGTCTGTATTTGATTTTTTTTCCCGTTGAAGGCACTGTCAACTCATAGGTTGGGGTATTAATCTTAGGTAATGGCATAATAATTTGCAATAATATTAATTATTGATATTTATATCAGATAATACGACCTTGTTCATATATAAAAGGAAGTGGTTCCTGTTTAGTACCTTCACCTTGACGAAGTTGTGAATTTTTTTGCTCACCTGAGGAAAAAGTTTCAGTTCTATCTACAACATATCTATCATAAACAAAAGATACACCAACTTTTAAAATATCAGCACCACCATAAGAAACAGGAACTGCGTTTAATAGCTTTGGAAATGCATTGAGGAATGAATATTTAATCGTTTTTGTATCTGTGTTTCTTTCAAATTTTATAATAGATAAAGACTGACACTTATAAGTATCTGGATATCTCATTCTACGATAGTAATTTGCATCCATAATATTTTGCGAATTTCCACTAGAAATATAATCAATCCACCCCTCAAAAAACCTCAAATTGTTATAATTATTATCAACGTAAAATGTACAATCAAATGGTGCATAGACTCTACTATGAGCAAATTCCTCAGATATGCCCATAAAATTACCTTTTACTTCAGAAGTTGCTAAAGTTGATCCGGGTAAAGATGCTTCTGAGCACAAAAGACCAGAACTTCTAGAAATAAAATCTAAGTTAACATTAAAATTATCTTTCAAATGTTTTATAAGTTTTTTATTTGGAGAAAAAGTTCCAAGAGAAGAAAAATCTAATTGATAATAATTTGTTTGTGATAAATTCCCAAACAAAAGTTGAGGATCTACAACATTATCTTCACCACCTTTATTATTTCTACTAAATTTTTGTATTGGCACTCTAAATAGTGTATAGACTTTGTTATTAATTATTTAGATGTCATATAAAGGAAAATATCAACCTTCTTATCCTAAAAAATATAAGGGAGATTATACCAATATCATCTATCGTTCTTTATGGGAAAGAAAATTTATGAGATATTGTGATCTGAATGAAAATATATTGGAGTGGGGAAGTGAAGAGATTGTCGTCCCCTACCGATCACCAATCGATAATAAATATCATCGATATTTTCCAGATTTTTACATTAAGGTCAAAGAATCAACTGGGAAAATTAAAAAAATGATAGTTGAAATTAAACCATATAAGCAGTGCATCGAACCTAAAATCCAAAAGAGAAAGACAAAAGGTTACATCTATGAAGTTGTTGAATATGCCAAAAACCAAGCAAAATGGGAGGCAGCAAAAGAATGGTGCTTAGATCGTGGTTATGAGTTTAAAGTATTAACTGAGAATGAATTGTTTTAGATATAAATAAATGCCAAGAAAGACACTCAAACAGAGAAGAAATCCAACAGACGACCAAGAAAATCGTGTGCGTGGTGTTGTTCGTGATTTAATAGGCACAGAAAGTGCAGATGATATTATGCAAAATCTCCTAAGT